GCCGGAAACAGAAATTCCGCCGGTAATCGAAATCGACCCGGTAGCATTCTGCGCGATGGCCGCCGTGCCGATGTATTCAATGCTCACAGTCTTGCCGGTGTCGCCGCCGGCGGTGCCGACCAGCGGCCTAGACAAAGACAACAGCGACTCTCCGACCGTTTGGCCCAGATGGCTGATGTCGATGTTGTCCGCGCCGCCGCCGGCAGAGCCAACCGTGTGCGTAATGCTGGTTACAGTGAACGTTGTGCCACCGAAAGCAAACGTTGTTCCGGCTCCATCATGAGGCGTAGTCGCCATTGGCTATGTCTCCTGCCACCAAACGTCGTAGGTCTGAGTCACCTGATAGACCGGCGGTAAATCCGAGCCTGTCAGTTGAACGAAATCGTCCAGCTCGTTGTCGAGGTGGACCTGCTTCACCTCAGTATTATCGGCGGTGCCGCCGTACCCATCCAGAACCTGCCGCACCGCGTCAGCCAGCTCTCGGGCGGCCTCGTAGGTCGTGGCTAGGCAGCCCATTTCCACAGTCACGCGAGGCACGCCCATCGGCGCGGAAAGCGTCTGCTCCCGCTGGATGCCCACTCGCCGGTAGGTGATAAATGGCAGGGCCGACGAGCTGGGAGCCAGCACAGGGTAGATGCGGGTGCCGACCTCGGCGGCCACCGTCGCGTCGTCAATCAGGGCCTGCCGCAGCACGCTTTCGGGGCTTTTGAAACTCATGGGACGATCGTGGCTCCTGCTTTTTCCGCGTCACGCTGCAGCTGTCGCTGGGCCAGCCGCAGGGCGTTCCGCAGTTCCTTATCGAGAATGGACTGCATTGATGCCCGGCTTTGGGCAAACGCCTTGGCGAGCGGCCGGTATGCCGGCATCGGCTTGACGCTGCCGCGGGCAATGAAGTCGATCGGGTACTGGCCCTTCCCCTTAAAAGCACGCCGCTCTTTAAAGCTGGTTAGAATTCCCTGCGGCCGGCCGGGCGTTTTGGTTCGCTCGCGGATCGTCTTGATGCGGCCGCCAAGAATGACCCGCCGGCGTTTGCCGGCCACGCTCTTGCCCGGCGTGCGGCGTCCGGTCGTCCCGAACTCGACCAAGTGCGAGTGATAGGCGCGGTTTGGCCCCTTTTTGACCGACCCGCCGAATGCACTTTGGGCGGTGCTCTGCGAGCCGCCGCCAGTCGGCCGGCGAAAACCGATGACGATAACGCCAACCGGGATGCCGGCCCGGTTGTTGGTGTATTTGCGTTCTCGCTTGCTGACGCTGGCCAGCAGGTTGCCGGTGACCTGGCCAATCTTTCGCACCTGTGCCTGCAGAGCCGCCTGGCCGGGTTTTGCCGCTTTACGCAGGGCCTTGAGCTGATACTTCAGCCCAACCTCTTTTGGCAGTTGATTGAGCGCAAGACGAACAGAGTCGATCGACGCCAGATTAAAAAGCCGGCGGGCCTCTTTGCCTTTTCCTAGAGCGAGCGAGATCAGCGGCTTGCCTTCGACAAACACTAGACCGTCTCCTGGCAGATCAGCTCGTGCTCGCTGCGGTTGGCGTGCTCGAGCAAACTCACGATGTCGAGCGTGCGACTTCGCCACAGCAGCCGCATGTTTTGCGTCATGCCATCCACGTATCGCATCCGCACGCGGTGCGTGACTGTCACGTCCATCTGGCCGGCGGCCAGCACCTCGCGGGCACTGACGCCCTCGACGCTGGCCCACCGCTCGGCGTACGTGCTCCAGGTCAGAAGCGTCTCGCCGAGGCTGTTGCGGCTCTCGGTGGCCTGCTGCACAGTCACACGCTCGCGGAGCCGGCCCGGCAAAATCATGCGTAGCTGCCCCACTTGCACGAGTCGAGCAGGGCCTTGGTCGCGTACTCCAGTTCTTTGGAAATACTGCCGACGAGCACGCTGCTCCGCTGCTCGTACAGGTGAGCCACGAGCATCAGGATGGCCGAGCGAATTTGTGCCGGCACGTCGGCACCGCTGGCTCCGTAGCCTCCCCACCAGGTCACGCTCACTGCGTTAGGGTCTGCCAGATGGCTCGGCCAGGTGCCGCCGTAGACTGTGCGGATCCGGCCGGGCGTAGCCTCGCGGTCGACGCGGTAGGTCGATGTCGAGAGCGTGGCGGTGGTCAGCACGCTGGTGCCGCCGGCCCCGCCGGGGTCCACCGTGTAGGTGACGCTGGTGGCGGTCAGAGTGCCGCTGGTGGCCATCGGCGGCCGCGGCAGCTCGAACTCATAGGGAAACGTGTCGAGCCGCATCGTCCACTGCGTGTGGATCAGCGAGCGGTCGAGGTACTCCTCGGCGTATCGCCGGGCGGTGGTAATCAGGCCGGCGATGTAGGTGTCGTCGTCGCTGATGTCGACGCGAAGGTGTTGCTTGGCCTCGCTGACGCTGACAGGCTCCACGGCCGGCTCTGTGGTTCGGACTAGGCTGCGGTATCTCATTGGCGGCGTCTCCTGCGTTTGGGCCTGACATCGGCCGTGCGGGCCTCACGATCAACCACCGCGGCCTCGAGCAGCGGCTGCTGCGGCTCGGGCACCGCGACCCCGCGGAGGCAGAGCATATTGCCCACGCCACCGCCTGCGTCGATCACGTCGCCAGGCCGATACACGCCGTGCGGCTTTACAAATTTCACCCGCATCACTCGCCTACCTTCCAGACCCCCTCGGGCCTTTCTTGAGAATTCACAAAAGCGGTGCTGTGCTGGTAGACCGGCGTGGCGAGGCTTTGCCCCGGCCACGTAATCATGTATTCGCCGTGGCCGAGCGTGACGCGAGGCGTGACGTAGAGCCGGTTGCCGGCAAGCTTGAACTGACGCCAAAACCAGATGTCGTCGTCAATTCGGCCATCGCCCCACTCGCCGGCGGCGTTGGCCTTCCCCTCAAACCATGGCTTCGGCGTTCGCTTGAGGGCCGCCGTGCTGATCACCGTGCAGCCGAAGTGTGCGGTGTCGACCTGCTGGATGGGTGCTCGAAACCACTCGCGTGGCAGCTGCGTGTGGCCATCAGCCGGCGGATTGTCGAGCGTGTCGAGCAGCGTCAGCATCGGCCGGCCATCCTCACGCTTAGTCTGCAGGCCGGTGATCGCGTCACACTGAAACGTCAGGGCCAGGGCGAAAAGGTGCTCGAGGTCGGCCTGCGTGAAAAACGTGTCGTAGTCGATTGTCAGCAGATACTCGCACTCGTCGACAAACTGCTCGAAAACTCGTTGAAGGCACTGCCCCCAGAACGCCCCGGTGACCTTGGTAGGCCGGATGCCCAGCGGCACGAGGGCCTGCGCCCACGTGAAGAAATTGTCCATAAAGCCGAGCCGCGGCGTGCTCATCACCGCCTCGACCCGCACGTCGACCTGCGACTGACCGACTTTGACAAGCATGTGGTTGCTCCAATGAAAACGGCCGGGCGGAGGTGGGCCTCCGTGCCCGGCCGTCCTTGGTTTTCATGCTCGCGAGCGTGTCAAGCGTCAGCCGCTGACAAACACCGCAACGCCGGCGTCCGCGGCGGCCACAGGGGCCTCCTCGGGCTTGCCGAGCCGAGCGACGCTACAGATCGGCGAGGCAGCCTGCGGCGAGGCCGAAACCTTGAGATATCGCTGCTTCCCACGCATGTCGACGTTAAAGCGAACGACAGTCGTCGTCTCGGTGTCGGCCGGCGTCGGGATCGTGAACCCCCCGGAGCCGCCGCCGACAAACGCGGTGACGTTGCTGTAGCTGCTCGTCGTGTCGCCCTGCTCGAGCTTGAGCACGGTGGCGACCGCCGAGTTGGTGCCGGCGGCAGCGACCGGCTCAAACGCCACGTCGATGCTGGCGTAGTCAAAGCCGAGCGTGTCGATCGTGTGGGCGTGCGTGCCGTTGGTGGCGATGTCGCCGCTCGACATCTGGGCAGCGGTCTTGGATGCCTCGAGGCTATTCATCGTGCAAGTCTCCTATAGGTCAGGCTGAGGTCTTGAGAGCCACCATCGGGCCAGCTTCGCTGGTGTCGCCGAGCGAGTGGAAATTCACATCGGCCCGAAGCGTGGCGTACCAGGCGGTCTGATCGAACCGGGCGTACTCGTCGACGGTGCTGCGGACAGCCACCGCACTCCGCACGCCGTAGATGCCGGCCAGGG